CGTAGACATGAAAGTTAAGTGAGATGTTACGTGTGCTCTGTGATCTTGACCACGAAAAGCTTGAAAAGGTTTCATACCTAAAGCATTTATATGTTCTAAACTTGGGTCCATCGGTGCCATTGGCGCCGGTGGTGGTAATATTTGATCAATATTTTTTACATTTAACGCTTCATACATTTTTCTATACGCTGCATATAAGTTGTGTATCTGTGGATTAGATGTTGCAAGTTGCAATTCTGTTTGTGCCATAGATATTCTCTGTGCCATAGAAAAAATATTTGGATCTGCAACAGGTAAAATATCTACTCTGTCATCAAAATCCATTTGTTTAATTTCTCGTCTGCCACCAACCACGTCAAACGGATACACAGGTGGTAAATATGTTTTAAATACTTTTGAAAGTAATTTAAATTCTTGTTTCATACCTGCATATAATCTTTTGTGTATTGCAGACATAACTCTTGAACCACGTTCTAGTAATGCAACTGTAGTTCCAACTGCAGCTTGTTGATTACCTTCTCCAACTTGCATATCAGCAATTGCTGCGAATCTTTGACCTGCTTGCACTACTACACCCATTAACGCTAGTAATGTTTGTGAGGGTTCTTTGTATGGTAACGTCATAAACGCATCTCTTAAATTACCACCTGGTGCATCTACATCTCTAAACTCACCTGGTTGTAATGGAGCTGCCTCATCTCTAACTCGAATACCTCTTTGTTTAAATCCTGCCGGTAGGTTAGACAAAGTTCCTGCATCCAACAATTGACGGAGTGCAGCAGTTGCAGTTCTACTCAATCCGCCAATCATGTGGATTAATCCAAAGCCATAAAATCCTAAACCCGGTAGAAATTTGAAATGTACAAAATACTGGATCTTATTTCTTTTTGGATCTGTTGGTTCGTAGTTTCTACGAATTGATAAAACTTTTCTTGAAGTCTCGTCAACAGTTACGATGTAAGGTAGTTTAATACCTGTTGGATTCATTTCTGCATCCTTATCTTCAAAACCTTCTAAATCTAAATTTACATGACACTCTAACAAAGTGTAAATCATTTCTTGTTTACCTGTTTTCTTTGTGCCTTCTAATTCATGTTCTTTAGAATCAACGTCATCTTTCATTGTTGATTGTGGTTTTTGTAATTCAATATCAGAATAAAAACCATTGACTTGTTGTTTTCTTAAATCGTTCTCCGACATTTTTATTGTTTGAATAATGGCTTCCGCATCCTCTAATGAGGTAGCAGAATACGGAACCACTAAATCATCTGCCGGGACAAACTTAGAAACAGCTCGTCCTAGTAAATCGTCATAGTAAACTTTTTTAAATGTTGAACCTGCAAGTGGTAAGTGAAATAACATTTGATCAAACTCAGGTTCATATTCTTCCATTTTTTCCATCAACTCATAATTCATGTAATCTTTAACACGTTGTGCCTGTGCTTCTTTTTGTTGATCTGGATTACCAACTATCTGAGTTCTTACTGGTCCTTCTGCAGGTAATAATTCTTTGTAAGCTCCAGCTTGAAACTGTGTAACAGCTTCTGCAAGAACTGGGTGAGTTGCACCACTTGCTCCTTGAAACGGTTCTGTTCTGTTATCGTATTTAAATCCTAAAAGATCTAATCCTTGTGTGTAAGATTGTTCCCATTCTTTTCTAGAAGCTTTGTAGTCCATGTAATTATCTACAAGTTCAGAACCAATAGGGTCTGTAATATCTTCTGGTAATAATTCTGCTAAATTGTCAAAGTGATTTGGTGTGCCTTCTATGTTTACTTTACCTGGTTCAAAGTCTACTTGTACACTACCATCTTCGTTAGGTATAACTTCTACGCTGGGGTCTTGCGACTCTACAGCTTGCTCTTCTTGTATTTCTATTTCTTCTTGAGGATCAACCTCTATTGATGTTTTTACGTTTGGTAACGACTTGTCTATATCTGCCATTTATTTTCTCCGGTGTATCCGCCACTTTAACTTGTTTTAAAGGAATATTCAACCCCTGTGGATTAGGTCCTCTTTTGGGCGGTATTGTTCTAGTTAGTTTTTTCATTAAAAAGGTAAATCTGGTAGATCGTTGTCTGCGCCTTGACGTTTTAACATTTTCTTTGCAGGAGATGTTTCTTTAAGTCCTAATTTTCTTTGCACTGATATTGGCAACATATCAGCCTCGTAACCCATTGCTTCTAAATCTTTTAATGAAATATTTTCTGCACCAAGTTCATCTATCAAATCATCTAAATCTTCTAATCCATTTTCAACATCTTTCATCTTACCATCCATATCTGCTTTTACAGTAAATTCATCATATTCATCTGGTGGAGTCCCTTGAGTAGACTCGTCACCCATACCTTTAGTATAAACCATCTCTTCTTCATAATAACCAGGACCATCTGGGTCACCACCTTTTTTTGTAACTCTCATATTACCAGTGGTAAGATCTTCATACAATTCATAATTTTTATAAACATAAACAACTTCTCTATCCATCGTAGCAAATCGTTTACTTTCATCTGTTCCTAATCTTTTTATTTTATCAACTAATGTAAAAAAATATGGTGGAACGATTGGTCCTTTTGGCACTGCTTTCTCTGCAACTTTAGTTACCGTTGCAAGATCATCACCAATCCCTAAAAGTTTAGCAATAGCAACAGTTGCACCCGCACCTGCAACTTTCATAAAGTCTCTTCTGCTGATACCTTGTTTTGTTAATACCTCATCTATCTCTTTGTCCATAATTTCTCTTGTAGTTTTATCTACAGGTAGGTTTCTGTTTTTTGCGTAAGCTTTTAATAATTTAAGACCAGGAAAGATTGGTGCTGTAAGTTCCATACCAAGTGTAACTTGGTCAGCTAGAATTTTTGCACCTGCAGTTTTTCTTTCATCTTTCATTTTCTGTTCTTCATCTTTAATTAATTTAGCAAGACCCGTTTTTTCTGTAATTGCTTTTGTTCCTTCACTGCCAACTAGATTATTTAAAAACTCAGAAAAGATTCCTGTGCCTGTAATGTTTGATGGAGGTATGTCAGTATAGTCTTGAACATATCCTTGACCTGATGCAGGTTTAATTTTGAACGCAGGTTTTTGTATTAGGTCTGCTGCAAGTTTACCAACCGCAGGTAATACTCTTGCACCAAATTCACCGATACGAATACCACTCTCAACCAATCTATTCGCATAGTAAGGAATGTTTCTTGGATCGATCATGTCATTTATTATTGATATTGGATTTTTTGTTTCTCTAAATGTCTGTGCTGCAGGTAACTCTGCATCTGGATTTAAAAAGAAATATTCTAGTTGTGCTGCAAAGTCATCATCTGCCCCTGCTGCACCACCGTTGCTAAATCCAACACGGCCACCGTTCGCCATAAAATCTTGTAATGTTTGATCTGGTGCAACTAGAGATTTTATTATTGGAGATAACTCAGGTTTATCTTCCTTAAGATTATCTAATACAGAAAGATCAACACCTCTTTCATCCATAAATTTTTCTTTAGCTGCTTCTATCTCTGCTTTCGATGCAGGTATATCTATATCATCAACCATGGTCATGCCTGGTAGAACATTTTGATCAAATTCTAGTTGTGCTTTTCTAGCATCTAAAATTTCTTTAGGAGTTTGTTCTAATACATTTTTTAAATAGTCTTGTGCAAAAGTTGCTTCATAAGGCATTTCAAATTTTGCATCTTCTCCTTTTATTTTATCTACAGCAAAATCAAAACCACCCTTTGCTAACGCAGGTAGATTAACTAAACCTTCAAAAAATCTTCCAACAACATAATTAGCAGCTTGTTTTCCAGATGCTCCTTCTTTAAATGCTTTAGATGCATCTGCCGCTGCAAACATAGGATCTAAAACAACAGCCGCTTTACCAAATCCTCTTAAAGTTTTTCCAGCCACGTTTTTAACTTGCTCAATAGGTATATTAAGATCGTTTGCTATTGTAGATAATATATTATCAATAGGTATGCCTGAGTTTAATCTGTTTGTTAATGTGCTACCATATTTTTCTTTTATTAAAACATCTATAGGTTTAGATTTATTTTGAATAACAATTCCTTTTGAAGCAAGTGTATCAATATTTTTTTTAGCACCAGGAGAAATTTTATCATAATACTTTATGTAGTTTTTAGCATTAAGTTTTTTTTCTGGTTCGTATATTAATACGGGACTGTCTACGTTATATTTTTTTTGAAAATTTTTAGAATAATCATTAAATGCAGATATAGCTTCGGACAAAGTTTTATATGTTTTTCCGTGAACCATAAAATTAGATGTTTTATTTGTATTACCTAAAGCATGATTTAATAACCTAGAAAAAGGAGTATCAATTTTACTTTTTTTGTAGTTTCGATTTATGTTTGATTTTATAACTTGACCTAATTCAGAATAACCAGGCGCATTTTCATAAGTTGCCGATATACCTGCTATGTGATCAAAATCATAACCTTTTTTAAGTCCTTCTGTAAATTTAAAAACTTTTGACCCAAGTGTTCCAGGTTTATCTCCTACTAAACTATCTCTAATAGCATTCATTGCATCAACAACTGCAGAATTAGCACCGTTTCTAGTATTAAAAACAGCATCATCTAATATAAAACTTAATAGATTTGCTCTTGTTTCTAAAGGTAATATTCTTAAACCATCTACTTTTCTTATTCCTGTTAAATGTTCAGCGTATCTAGCTGCATCAGCTGATACTGCTCTTAAATTTTCTGGACTAGCATTACCGTAAATATTTGTAGCAAGTTCAGTTATTGCTTGTCTTGGAGACTCAAGATCCATGACTTCGGGATTTAATCTAAGCTCTTCTGCTAATCTTATTATACCCGCATTGCTTTTTGCTTTTTGTGTATCAGAAAAACTAACTACTAAATTTTTAATAAGACCTTTATCTTGTAACATTTTAAAATCTCTAGCACCTTTATAATCACCCTCAAATCCAAGTTTTTTTGCTTCAGCAGCTAAATTAATTAATAATTTTTTATTTTTTGGTGCTCTTTTTGAAATTTTTATAAGATGATCTCTAAATTTTTTAGCAAAACCTTTTTTTTGTGCTTCTGTTTTTGGAGTAGTTACTTTGCCTTCAAACTCAGGTTCTTGTAAAATTTCAGTTATATTACGAGATGCAATATCAATTTTAGATTTTTTTGCTAATTCTTTAAGATCTTTATATTTTTTAATTTCACCTGGTTTTAAATTAGAAAGTTCTTTTCTTAAAAATTTTCTAAACTTGGCTGACTTAGTACTATCTACTTTTGATGTATCAGGAACAAAATATTTTGCTTCTTCTTTTCTAAAAGCTTTAGCTGCAGCTTCGGCTTTTGCTTTAGTTCCATACTTAGAAGCAGAAAAAGATTTATATATTTTATTTGGAGCGTTATCTCGACCAAATCGTACTATAAAAGCGTTATCTCTTGGATTAAAAGTAATACTTCCTGTATTTTTATTGGGATAAGTAACACCTGCAACAGTTACCGAATCAGGTATTGCTCTAGAACCGTTATCAAAATTAACTCTGCCACCATCTTGGTATAGTTTGTTAAATCTATTAAACTGTTCTGTTCGTTCTACCTCTGCCGGTTTATTCTCTGGTAACTCTGATGCAGGGAACACGGTGCCTGGACCAAACTTATCATCAAGTTCTCTTATAGCTTTATCAAGTTCATCGTTATCAACTAACGCAAGCTTGTTACCTAGACTTGTATCCTCGTCATCGATAAATGTATTTCGTAGTGGATCAAATATATAAGCCATTATACTTCAAACTCCTTAAACTGATCTTCTCTAATGTCAAAAGGACGAATCCCTAGATCAGATTTATCTAATATTTCTAATAAACCAGATGTATCAGTCGCAAAAGGGTTATCAGAACTAAAAGTTTTATCTAGTATTTGAATATCTTTATCATCTTGCGTTGTATAATATTTTGCAAAAGGACTAATGTATCCTTTTTTTTCATCATACGTTTTATATAAATCTTTATCTGTTATGCTATCTAAAAAAGATTTTTCTTCTGGTGGATCAAAATAAAAACTCATATCTTCTCTTATTGCATCCATGTTGTCTCTAATAATTTTATCATTGTAGTATTCTTGATAAGGAGTTAACAAACTTGGTATTCCTTGTTGTGGTCGTGGTGTTCCTTGATTAAAACCAACACGTCCACCTTCTGCATTTAATTCTTTAAACGGTAACACTTTAGAATCGTATGTTGGTTTTGTTCTAAAGTATTCTTTGTAACTATCTGGATCTAATGTTTGTAGTGCTTGTTCTAACGCACCGATGTTTTCACCATGATAGGTAATACGTTCCATTCTTTGTTCTGGTTTGTCTCTGTAATAAAATTGTGCATCGTCACCTGCAGAATCTGGGTTTTTATATTTACCAAATGCGGATGTTTCATCCGCAAGTCTCTGTTGCACCTCTGTTGAAGTCATGTATTCCAGAGCATTCTTTGGTCCATCTTTTTGTATAGGTTGGACATTGTTTCTTTCAAGCCATTGAAAGATATCTTCGTTGTCAGGATTAAAGTTATCTAACTTTTCAAATACCTCGTTACCAAAATGTTTTCTCCAGATTCTAACTGGATCAGGTGCGTAGTAATCTGCACCACCCCAGTGATGCTGACCTTCTTTTAAATTGTTATATATTTGATCATCTAGTTTAATAATTCCTTTTTCATGTAGCTTTGGTAAAAAGAAACTACCATAACCTCTATACAAAGATGAACCAGGTCTATCGTATCCCGGACCATCGTATAATCTTTTAAGTCTTAGCTCTCTTTCGCTAAGTTCTTGTTTAGAGGGTCCTTTTAATTCATCTAATTTTTCTTTCATTTTCATTACGTTGCTTTGAAATTTTTCTAACACCTGATCCATAGTCAACATTTCATCTGGTAAATTATCGACTCTGTTGTTAAATATATCGTCAACGTTTTTACCCTGCTCTGTTAATCCTTTTGCAATCTTATCTTTCTCTGCGACCACTCTTCTGTACACACCTAGATTGTACAAGATATTATCTTTTTGCATTTGTGTAAATCTTACGTCTGGATTGTCTTTGATAAATTTTATTGTCTCTTCAAATTTTTTTGCAAGGTCATCACCATATTCTCTGAGCAGTGAGTATCTGTTCTCAATACCAACGTTTTGTATGCTAAATGGTTTAAATCTACTCGCATCGGTTAGTTTAGATCCGATAATTGCGTTGCTACCAATTTCATCTTTAGTTAATTTTCTACCAATAAATTCTATACCCTCTACTGTATCTGCAATACCACCTTTTGGTGTAGGTGATTCCGACATTAATTTTTGTAATATTTTTATTAAATCATCCATAGTATTCTCGTTTACGTTTAGTCTCTGGCTCTTCTACATAATCCTCCGGGTGTTGTAGAAAGCCTCCTTGTCTAAATCGCATGAGAGCCTGGGTGGTTGAGTCTACCAAGTCATCATGATCGCCATAGGGAAACGCTGCACATTCTTCTATGACTTCCTCTGCAAATTTTTGCTCTGGTGCCCATATCATACCAGATTCAAACAAAGGTGCAACAGAATTGACCCTTGCATGCTTATCATTTCCTTTACTTGGTGTAAAATTAGTTACCGGTATATTCATCTTTCTAAGCTCATATGTAAGTGGTAAACCACTAGCTTTGGCCTCAACAATCACAGATTCTGGTTGCCAATACTCGTATTGCTCTAACGCTTTACGCCGTAGCTCTGGAAACTCAAACCGTTCTTTAACTGCATCAAGTAAAATTAAATTAGGGCCTGAGTCCTCGTCTGGATAAAATACACCCCATGTCGTTATCGCACTGTAGTCGGCTGTTTCTTTTTTTAAAAAAGCTGTATCGTAAGATTGTATCACATGTGCTAAATCAGGAATATAATCTTTTTTGTAAGTTTGCCACCATTCACGTTTTAGTATTGCCCCTTCTTCAGCTGTTGGATTTTGCATCCACTGCGCGTTCCATTTGCCCGTGGGCAGTGTTGCTTGTACCTTCTCAAGCTCATCTAATTTCCAATACTCAGGCCATACAGGTTTAGCTTTCTTTGTTCCGTGGTCCATGATTGCTGGAAACTCAACCACGTGCCATTGATCAGCTTTTGCTTCTTTTTGGTTTGCTAACAACTTACCTGTTAGATCTTTGTTAGACCACCTTGTCATAACAAGTACAATCTTAGCGCCTGGTTGTAAACGCTGACGTGGACCTGATGTATACCACTCGTACGCTGACTCCATTGCTGTAGGACTCAATGCATCTTGTTCCGAGTGTGGGTCGTCAATGATTAGTAAGTCTGCAC